GGTGTGAGCGAAGCTGGCCACATTCACCGCTGCCCCAGAACTGATGTCCACGCTGTTGAAGTTCAGGTCACAGCCCGTGGTCCCCATCAGGCCCTGGAGGTAGCACGTTGTTCCGGCAGCATCCCAGATCCTGAAGAAGCTGGCGATCCCATCGGCTACGGCGCTGGTGCCTGTGATGGCATTCGCCGTGATGACGCCGTTGGAAGCGGCGCCGAAGGCCGCAGCATTCATGGTCAACTCGGCCAGCAGCACCGCTGCCCCAATGGAGTCATCGGCCTGGACAGGGACAGCCCCGGAGTAGATGCGGAACTTCCCGCTGTTCATCAAGGGGGCTAGGGCATCGGCCTCGGCATTGGCCGCTGCGTAGGATATCTGTGGGTTATATGCCATGTTGGACTCCGTTTAATCGACTTCGATAGTGGATACTTTGCCATCAGGCCGTGTGATCTTGGCTTGTTTCTTGGGCGCAGGTGCCGGAGGAGGTGGGGCCTCTTCCCCCACCCTAGCTATTTCAGCTTCAGGTGTGGTCTTAATCTCCACCCATTCATTGTCCACCATGACTTCTAGTGCTGTTTTCTTGGAAAGGATGCCCTCCTTAACGAGCATCATCAGCATGTCGAACTCTTTCTTGTCGGCCTCGGAAGTCTCTTCCTGGTTCACAGTGATCACTGCATCTGGGTCAAGGATCTTCCGGCGCTGGAGTTCCGCAATGAAGGCTTTGGCAGGTAGCGCCGTGCTATTCAGGCCCGCGATCAGCGCGTCGATGTCCTTCTGATTGTCGAAACTGGTAGCGCTGGTGCTGATATTGATACTGGCTGTCTCAGGAACCTCGATACCCAATCGCTTTCCAGCCAGATAGAAGGCCCGTTCCAGCGCGTCCTCGAAGGACAGAACCATCATCCTCAACAAGCTGGAAGCTTCCTCCGCGTCCAAGGACTTTTCAGTGGCTGTGGCGCGGCTGAACTTCTTCACAAGAAGGTCCATGGCCAAGTTCGCCATCTCAGCCTTGAGGTCTTCCATGTCCGTGCGGCCCGCCGCAATGGCTGTGCCACTGTGCTCGACGTAATAGAACTCCCCGTCTGCATTCTCAGAGCCCAGGAGCTGGTTAGGGCTGAGTGTCACACCCTCCAACTCCTTTTGAGTGAGGCCCTTACCTGCGAGGATGGGGAACCGCGCCACGGTCAGAATGTTGCGCTGATCACTGGACGACTGCCAATGCTCGATGTTCTTGTCAGCGAGATCCTGGAGAACCGGCCTCGCCACCATGTTCGCTTCCTTGGAAGCGTAGTAAATGATCAGTGGGACTTCGCCAAGTGAGTTAGGGCGCTCGGATTCCAAGGCCCATACCTTCTTGTCATTTTGCACCCACGTCTGAATGACATTGGGCTCCATCACGATGACCTTTTCGACCACAACCTCGGCATAGTCTTCGAGCTGCACGTCTTGGACTAGGATCCTGGCGTGAGTAATGACTTCTCGGCCTTCTTCCATGGAGGTATAGACGGCCAACATGTTCTCGGGCGAGATCATCTGGAAGAAGGGCCTCGCCCCGGCCTCCATCTCGTCCAGGAGCGTCTGGGCCTCCACATCCGGATAATCCACAAGGATCCCGGTCATGCCTTTGGCGATGGCCTCGGAGAAGGAGCGCTGGGCGAAGACCGTCAGCTCATTGCCTTGCCGGTCCACGTCATCCTGGAGGGCCTCCAGCTCCGGAGGATAGCCTTCCATGCGAACAGGCTCCACGAACGGCTTGCCGCCCATGGAATCGACCGTGCGCCGGAAGTAGTTGAACAACACCGTCCGGTTCAGGCGAGTCGTATAGTTGCGATCCGATTCCCGAGCGTATTGGGGCAGGTAATCACGAGATGCAAGACGCATGGACTCGGTTCCGCCCATCAACGCATTGATCTTTTTGAGGCGGGGCTCCATGATTTTGTAGGAGCCGCTGACAGTGCGGACATCGGACTTCGGCCTATTTTGTGCCATTGGATTTTCCTCTTTTGTGGCCATATGTCATGGCTTCAGCCGCCAGGATACCATTGGCCGCGCGTCCCACGCCCCAATGCCTTGATTATCGGTGGATTTTTTCAAATGTCCATGATCCTGGACGTGACACCTCGGCCCCCGCCCAACATCAACTCGGTGATGGCCCAGACGAGGGCATCGACGCGGTTGGGGGATTTGCCAGCTTTCAGAGGATCCCAGGTGGTTTGTTCAATCTCAAGTTGCTCAAACGAGCCGACGTGGAAGATTTTACGCTGAGAATAAAGCGCGGCCACCGGCTCGGCCCGCAGTCGCTTACCCCTAGACGCGACCACTCGCTTGTAACTCACCCGGGGGTCCACGGTCCTGATTGTGGCCTCCACCATCTGGCCTCCGAAGTTCTCCTCGGCCACAATCCGATCAGCCTCCCAGGCATGGTAAAGGTCCACGGCTTTGCGGCCCCATTCGTCCGGGGTTCGCTTGCCGGAGCCATCGGCAAGAACATAACCATTACCGTCTTCACCTAGACCGGCCACGATAATCCCCTGTTCATCTGATGATTTGCGGTCAGATCCAGAAGGATCCACAGCCACGACAATGCGAACCAAGGGCGGGTAGGTCTTGACCCGCTGGCCTGCGATCTCGGCCATCTTCCACAGCGCCCCGGGCGCATCCGTGCGGAAGGCGTCCTGGACCGTGGCCGGATACTCTCGGGCAAAGTTGTGGGCGCCCCGTAGCTCCACAATCTTGGACCGGCGCCACGCCATCTGTCCTTCGGTAAGGCCATGGGCCTCGGCATAGATGGCCTCGTCATCGGTCAGTTTGAAATTGGCCGGGGGGTCCACTCGATACTCTTCCGTCTGGAACCAGGGGATGAAGATCAGTTGATAATCGCTCTCCCCTGAGTATGCGGCCATGGCCATCTCATAGAAGAGGCCCGCTGGCCCCGATGACGTGGACTCCAGGATCATTTCAGTGCCGGGTGCCAGCGGAACGGCCTGGGACACGCCCACAATGGTTGTCTCCGCGTTTGGGTAGTAGGCGCACTCGGAAAGATGGAGGAAATGGACCGTTTCGGATCTGCCCGCCCCGCGCCCTCCCGCCGTCTCGACTTTGTACGACGTGCCCAGCTTGTCGAAGACCATTTCCTTGGCGTTGGACTTGGATCGGGAGGGCCTGACCAGGGGTGGGCAGTTCTCGTAGAAGACCCGGGCCATCTGGAACAGGTTGTTCGTGGAATCGTCCGTGTGGCCCAAGATTAGGCCACGAAGGCCCTTGGAATGGGACAATTTCCAGAACATTCGGGCCTGCACATAGGTGCTGGAGCCCATCTGGCGACCTTTTACGATGATTGCTCGCACAAATCCGCGTTCTTGGAGCTGGTTTTCGAGGGCATTGTGGATAATTCGCTGGGCTGAGTTGACTTCCATCGAAATCAGGGCAGAACCGGCGCTCACCCCCTTGGATTTGATCTTTAAGACCCTCGGGGCATAGTGGCAGAAGTCATCTTTGAGCTTTTGGAGCACATCTAGGGTGTCTTGGGGTAACGCGGCCATAGTGCTCCGTCAGCGGCAATGAAAAAGCCCCCTAGCACGGGGGCTTTTGCGGGTGAGAATTAAATAATCCCGTTGTCCGGGTATTACTTAGCAGCCTTGACTGCTTTCTTGGCCACGGGGCCTTTCCGGGAAGGCTTGTAGGCGGCGCAAGTGCCGTCAATATAAGCATCCAAGGACTCTTCGCTGATGCGAATGCGGCTGCCGATACGGTTGCATTCCATCTTGCCAGAGCGAAGGATGGTTTTCACAGTGAAAGGGCAAACGCCAAGCTTCTCAGCCACTTCTTCAACGGTGTAAAGAGCACGCATGTGCATCTCCTATGTGAGGTAGAGAGGCTGTTTTTAGGGCACCATGCCTTGAAATAGCATCTCCTGAGCACATAGTGTCGGGCATACGCAAGGGGATGTCAATAGGCCATATTGAGATTGTAGAATTTAGCCTTTGATTGGAGTCTTGTGAGGCACCACAAGCAGATTGTCGGGGTTGTGGTCGTGTCGGTTGCCGTTCTTGTGGATCAACCGACCCACGGGCTCCACGCCCTCGCCGTGGGTCAGTGTCCAGATGACAAAACCTGGATCCACGAAACGCCGTGGGTTCCCGAACGTGAGAAAGCGCCTAGGCTTCACCCAGTCCAGGTCCACCCAGGCTTTCTGCGAGGGCATGAACTGTTGGACTGCGACCAGGGTGAACTCGCCGTTGGCATCTGGCCGGGGGTCCAGGCGGAAGAAGTCTATGACGCGTGGTTCAGAGGCCGGAGGGCTCACGACTCGTGGGTCTGGGGGCTGGGTCTGGGGGCTGCGGGTCATTCAGGACTCTCTTTCTTGTGCCAATGGCCCCCGCAGGTCTTTCTTCCAGGCGCCGGGTCATTAGGGCATCCAGGATGAGGGCAGATTCCAAGGGAAGCCCGGTAGTGGTATTGTTCACGGGCTCTTTGGGCCTTGGCTTCAAGGTTACCGGGCTTCAAGGCCCAGGTCTTGTAGTGCTGTGGGCTGTAGATGTAGGCCGTCATACGTTCCCTCGGATCTCGAACATGCTAGGTCGTTTAAACATTACCTAGGATCTCGAACAATTCTTCTTCAGAAAAGAGATCTTTCACATATTCTATAGGATTTTTCTCGCATATCTGGGCCAACATGTAGATGAATCTGATAATCATAACCCTTTCCACTAGGGCAGGCTTCCTATTATGGGCCTTAATCCAATACCGCCATACGGACATGTGATTGTCCAGGGTCGTTTTGTCCTGGGATTCTGTAGCGGATAGGGCGCTGGAGTGCATCCGAATATCGGTCGTGGCTGTGTTCAGGTAGCCGCCGTCCAGGCCAGCTTCACAGATCTTGAGCCACATCATCCAGTCCACACAGGCCCCGTATTTGGCAAAGTTCTCCGCGTTCTGCCAGTGAAAGAACTTATTGATCGCGGAAGTCCGCCACATGGCCGTGACACCGGGGACATAGTTACCACAGAGTGTGCGGCTGAAGTCCATGGCCCCCGTATGGAGGTCTTGTTCCGAGATTCCACCCATCTGGTGGAGACCCAGATCATTTCCTTCGGCGTCGATGGTGTGTGTTCGGGTGAAGACCATGGCGAGTTCCGGGTGGTCGTCGAGGAAGGCTCGCCTGAGCTTGAGGCCCCCGGGGCGTAGCCGATCATCATCACAAAGGATGGTGGCGTAGCCTTCTAGGTGGATGGGCATGTGGCCGATCAGAGAGACAACTGCCGCGACACCCATCGGGGCCTCTACAATGGAATGCACCACGCGGGGATCTTGGAGGGTGTTCAGCCATTCATTGGTCCCGTCCGTGCAGCCGTTGGCGAGGATATAGATCTCTACATCTGTCTCGTCAATGGATGCGTAGGCTTCTTTTAGCCAATTGAGGCGGTTATAGGTGGGTATGAGGACTGTTGTTTTCATGTTGGGGGTTCCTTCCGTGCCGCGTTTCTCGGTTATTTATCTGTTTAGGCGTATCGCTGTTTGTTGATAGTCAAGGCATCCATGCCGATTCAGTGCCGTGTTTGCTCCAGATTAGGCGGCGTGTGAGTTCACCATGCGTAGACAAAATGGGTTGGGTTATTCTCAAAGAATATCCTGGATACCGAAAGCGCTTCCTCTTCTGTAAGAAAATAACCTAGCCATTTAAGCTTGCCATTTAACCTAACCACTACTTGATATTTCTTTCTGTGTGGGTTGTAAGAAACACCCCTCCCGTATCGTAATTTGTTGCAATTGTTTTCTGAGGCGGAACATGGGCGTAAGTTGAGTCTTCTGTTGTCTGATTTATTGCGGTTGATGTGATCCACATGTACACCTGGAGGATCCCCGAGTATCATCCGATGGATGCAAATTGATCTTCTTCCATAAGGCTCCCCGGTTGGTATTTTGGTTATCAGATACCCTTGTGGGCTCCATGACCATGAATGTTTTTCAAGCAATTCTAGATCAGGCTCGTCTAGGATCACTTCCTTACCTTTGAAAATCACGGTCGGCATTGTGTTACCTCCTGCCTAACAGGATAGGCGAGTTGAGATAAATGTCAACGGTGGCTGTTGGTCCGGTTAGCTTGGTTCGTTAGGCTCCAACACACTTCTTGCATGTAATTGTCGCACCACACCCATTTGTGGTGAGTATCCACCAGTTCTCGTCGATACCTTTGCCACACAATGTCATGTTGCAATCTGAAGATCCGTGTATAGGCCCATATTTGGCTCCGCTCTTATGACACGCTTGGACGGTGTAATGGCACAGCCTAACCTCACGCTCAACCGGAGCCAGCCGTGGATTCATGTCGATTTTCTCTTCGTTTTTAGTCATGCTTTCGGCTCCTGTTTACCCCTTCGACACATCATCGGCTGTCCCGGTTAGCTTTATCGTTAGGCGTCTGCCTTTACCACTGCATCAGCTATTTCCCGCAGAACAACATGCCCCACAATCCCGCCTCCGATAATCCACCACCACGATTGGGGTTTTAGTCCCCATCCATACGTCATAACGAGCACTGATAGCCCCACCATAAGCGAGGTCACGAAAATTAGTGCTAGCAGCTTTGTCATTTTGTCCTCTCCTTTGTTGTTTTATCCCCGCGCCTAACCAATCGCTCAACCGGACCACTTCGTGGCCGGTTAGCTTGGTTCGTTAGGCGATCCTCGTTCCTTTGAATCCGCACTTCACGCAGCAAACGTCCTTCTTTGGGGGCATACACATCAATTCTATGCTTGGGCTCGTGTCATATAGTTCTTCGCTGCATTCCGGGCACGCTATTCCATTACCTTTTGGTTTATTACTGCCGCGCTCTAAATACCATCTCGAACGCTCCCTGTTGTATTCATCCAGTGATTGCATATCCTCTCCTTAAGTTTCATCCCACGCCTAACCCATCGCTGAACCGGAGCCAACAGCCACTTACCACTTTCATCAACCAAGCTGGTGCTGGCTGTTGCCCCGGTTAGCTTGGGTCGTTAGACCGCTCGTTGATGGTGCAGATACTTCTCCACCAATTCGCGCTTGGCATCCTTGCGTTCTGCGATGCGCTCCGGCGTTACGTCCCCGGCTTCCGTCATCAACAGCAGTGCGAGGTAAGCGTCTCCGAGTTCGCGTTCAAGTAATGCGCGGTTGGCGGTCCTCAATTGGTCGTATGGATTACAACTTTCGTAGCCGTGGCGCAGAATTTTGCCGATCATCTGTTGGACCTCTGCGCACTCCTCCATTAGCAATGCGAGTCGTTCCGCTTCAGCCGGGGTAAGCTCGTTAAAATGCTTTTCCATCTCTTCTCCTCAGCCGGTCTAACCCGGCGTTCGACCCGGACGCGGTAGCCCGCGCCGGTCAACTTATGCGTTAGGCGTCTTCTATGGTTTCGACTCGACAAGTCGGTAATGCGACCCGCCTGAAAGAATTTCAACGTCCACCCTCCCGCAAAGGATTGCCTTCACGAGATGCCCGTCAATTGGACCTTTAACCCCCGCAAGTTTGCAAAGTTGATGAGAGAATCCAGCCCCATTAAAAACCTTGTCGCTCCGGTCGAAATCTCGACATGCTCGGAACATCGCTAAATAAATCAGGTCGAAATGCATCCCTTTTCTCCTTTGTTGTTTTCATCACACGCCTAACCACTCAATCCAGCGGAACCAGTCGCGGGCTCCTGGTCCGCTGATTTCGGGTCGTTAGGCGTCAATCTTCGTGTAGCTCTTATGAACCTCGTAAATCTCTACCTCTCCATCCATTGCGTAGAGGGAGGCATAATGCATTGCATCTCTCAGCGCTTCGTGCCGTGTTCCGCTTGTCCAAGCCACTTGCTCTCCATCGCAGCGCACTTCAAATTCAAAAAGTTCTTCCATGTTTTCTCTCCTTAAGATTAGTCCCCGCCTAACCAGCGCATCAACCCGGACGCTTTCGCTACGCTCCAGCGCCGGTTATGCGCGGATCGTTAGGCCGTCATAGAACTGGTTCCATCTTTAGGTGCCATGTATTAATCAAATCTACCCACGCTTTTCCCGATGAGTCACAACATACAACAAATTGCGGATAGCTATCCTTGACCTTGTATGCGCACCCTGCAAGAAACGACACAGTGAACACCTCACCATCTTTCTTTCTGCGCCAGCGGGATGCAAAAGCCGGTGCACCACATAATAGATCGCTAGGTTTACAGTTGTTATTCATTGTCTTCCCCCTTATGGCAGGGCCTAACCCCGCATTTCAACCCGGACACAAGCGCACGCGTCAGGGTTACTTGTTTTGATATCCGGCACTGCGCTTGTGCCGGTTAAATGGCACCGTTAGGCGTCATGTTTCAAAGATTCCTTCGCTATTTTATAGACCGCTATCGAATACTCTACGTAATTGTGAAGATGCTCCCATTCGCCATAGATCTTGACCAATGCGCCTCGATAACGGTCCCGCTCCGCTTCAAGCTCTTTCATATCCGCCTGCAATGAACAAATGTCACATTTCCTTTTCATCTGACCGTGTTCGCATATTTCATAGCTCATTGTGTCCTCTTCTTCAGATTGTGCACCGCCTAACCATCCGCTCAACCGGACCACTTCGTGGCCGGTTAGCTTGGATCATTAGGCGTTACCCTTGATGACTCCAAAAGCGGCGGAAAGCTCGTCCTCGAACCACTTCTTCCCAGTTGTTTGTTCTATTCTCTCTCGACTATTGATGAAAACTTGAACACCTCTTGCAGCGTGGTAGAGCCTCACTAATGCATCCCTGTACCGGTCACGTTCTTCACGCAAAACCTCTTCGTCATCCATCATTCGGTCACAAAGCTGGATCAGTTGTTTGTCTGGTAGTTCCATGTCCTCTCCTCGTCATTGTTCCCCGCCTAACCTAGCGCTCAACCCGGAACCAGCCGCTAGTTCTCCGTTCTTTTCGTTGTCGTTACTACTTGTCATTGTTGTTCCTCCATAGTTACGGTTGCGGCTGGTCCGGTTAGCTTGGGTCGTCAGGCGTCAACAGGCAGTCCACACTTCAGACAACGCACTTCATGGGTCTTGATCGAATACCAAACCAATTCACACGAAAGCTTTCCACAGACTGAACATGGGCGACATGCATTAAAATGAATGTTCAGCAAGTTCTGCACCTTTACCCATTCTCCACCTTCAATGGTTTTCCATTTCATGTCCTCTCCTTTTCATTCATCCCCGCCTAACAACTCAATCCAGCGGAACCAGTCGCAGGCTCCTGGTCCGCTGATTTCGGGGCGTTAGGCGTCAAACTCAGATTGGTTCTTTCTCATCACTTCAGAATACTTTTTCATAGCCCTGTCGTGCTGGTCAGTTTGCTTCTCTCCGTAGCGTTGTCCACTTGCGTATTCCTTTGTGTAAGCCTTGTGTGCAGCGTTCACTTGTGCGGAACAGTGATCGCAGTAGCAATTCCGTCCATGCATCGCCTAATCTCCTTTGTTGTTTTCATCCCCGCCTAACCACTCAATCCAGCGGAACCAGTCGCAAGCTCCTGGTCCGCTGATTCCGAGGCGTTAGGGCTTCACCGTTCTTTGAATTTCAACGTCTCCCACGCTGTCCGCATTGACCAGGCACGGGTGCAAGAACTGGACTTTCGGGATGGTCCGGCCTTTGCCGGTCCAGTAAAGGTGGAAATGCCCGGCGCGAAGATGTGGGCGAGGGCTTCCGTGCGGTCGGTTCTGGTGCTCGGTATTCCTATCCTTTTCCCATTTTTTCAAGGCTGATACAAATCGGCCGCCGACTTCCCCCCGTATTACGGTGAGAGGTTGTTTGTTCCTCGCTCGCTTACCTGAGACAACGGGTGAAACCTCCCGATAGGAGGAATCCCCCCCTGATATATAGAGCAAAAGAGAAAGCGCAAAATGCATTCGTTTACCGTGGCCATCTCCATTAGAAAGTTCATTGGGGGTTTTGCCCATGTCCAAGTTGTAGGCTCCGTCTCCGTCAATGCATACCAACCTGTTATCTGGAGTGATATAGAAAAGAGTGAATGCGGATGGGTCTTCTTCTCTGGCTAGTGCGATGGGGTTAAAAGGCAACCCAATGAAAGACAGAAGTGGTGCGTTTATATCAATCGGCGAATCCCATAAATGATCCTGCAAAATCTGTGGTATTATGTATTGAACCAATGGGGCATCCATCAGTGCAAGTGATGCTGTGACTATGAAATTTGTATCTTCCTTGGTAAGATGGCCTTTGCTGTGAAGGACATCGATTATATTCAGGACTTGTGTCTTTCTCGCTCTAATTTTTTTAGCGATATTTATCCAATCCTCGAATTGTTTAGGTCCCATTTCCCCCTCCAAAGAATCGCCCTAACCAATCGCTCAACCGGAACCAATGGCCACTTACTGCTTTCATCACCTAAGCCTTCCGGCGGCCATTGGTCCGGTTAGCTTGGTTCGTCAGGCGTCACTGAACCACATACCCGTTCCAGTTCGCAATCTTATAGGCATCTAACTCTGTGTCTTGAAGCCCGCCAATTTTCTGGTTTGTCTTATTATCAACAGCAACCCAATAACCAGTTCTGTCTTTGTACACCCGTGCCTCTTTCCTATCCATCGCCTCTCTCCTTTGTTATTTTCGTCCCCGCCTAACCACTCAATCCAGCGGAACCAGTCGCAGGCTCCTGGTCCGCTGATTCCGAGGCGTTAGGCCGCTACTCGTGAAAGCATTTTCCATCTTTGATAATCATTTGCAAATTGGGTTGGTGATAGTGCCACCAAACAATGGCATATTCCCATGAATCATCCACCAATCTTGCGTATAGTGTTTTAATGGCTCTATCCGTATTCTCCAAGTCAATAATTTCATTATCCGGGTCTCGCCACCAGTCATCGCCTAACCAGGCGCTCAACCCGGAACCAGCCGCTAGGTCTTCGTTTGGTTCGTTGTCGTTATTACTCGCCATTGTTGTTCCTCCATAGTTACGGTTGCGGCTGGTCCGGTTAGCTTGGTCGTTGGGCGTCAAGTCTGCGCAATACTTCGTGGTAAAGCTCAGGCATTTCCTCTTCCCTGATCAACTGTGCCAGGCTCCTGGCAGATCCCCATTCGCCATCTATTGTCTCCTCTGCATTCTCTATGTACAACTTGATTTGCTCTAAAAACGTCTTGTCATCCATGGTCTTTCTCCTCATCGTTATTCCCCGCCTAACCACTCAATGCAGCGGAACCAGTCGCGGGCTCCTGGCAATCAGTAATTCTCAGCTTCAACCCTGGTCAAAAAGAAATGGATACCTTGTCCGCAAGTATTCCAGCGATCCTCATCCCAGCCATCGGGGTAGACCATCTGCCCTGCTTTGTATTCTGTGACCCCATCGTGTTGGCTGATCCCGATCTTTGGCTTATCAGGCGTGGTCCCGATAACCTGTAGCACTTTAACGAACTCAGCACGACATTTCCGTCCGCTGCCGTGTGATCTTTGGGCATTTGCCGGGATCAAAAGTTTCACGAGAACACCATCTTTACATTTTTTCCATGCGTGGAATGGTCCTTCTGGGAGGTGAGTGGTCATAGCAAGCGCTAGTTCCAACCCAATACAATCGCACAGGTTCGCGCCACACAGGTTCGCGCCGATCAGGTTCGCGCCACACAGGTTCGCGCCGATCAGGTTCGCGCCACACAGGTTCGCGCCACACAGGTTCGCGCCACACAGGTTCGCGCTGCGCAGGTTCGCGCCACACAGGTTCGCGCCGATCAGGTCCGCGCCGATCAGGTCCGCTCTGCGCAGGTTCGCGCCGATCAGGTCCGCTCTGCGCAGGTTCGCGCCACACAGGTCCGCGCTGCGCAGGTTCGCGCCACACAGGTTCGCGCCACACAGGTTCGCGCCACGCAGGTCCGCGCTGCGCAGGTTCGCGCTGCGCAGGTTCGCGCCGATCAGGTCCGCTCTGCGCAGGTCCGCTCTGCGCAGGTTCGCGCCACACAGGTTCGCGCCGATCAGGTTCGCGCCGATCAGGTCCGCTTGCTCCCCATCTGCTTCGTTCCTTAGCCATTTTTGGTGGAGGTCTAGGATAGTTGTTAGGTTTATTTTGGGGTCCATGGTTACTCCTTGTCCAGGCAGCGTTTGACCTCTAAAATTCCCTCATGCTTGAGAGGCCCCACCTCTCTGACTGTTTTACCACAGCAATAAAACTCTTTCCCGCTTCTCTTGTGGGTGAAAATGTCACCGAGGATGTAGTCCGTGTCCCGCATTTTGACGGGGGTGGGATCTGGCTCTTGGGCTCTACCAGAGATGCCCAGCCCTGGCCCTGGCATCTGATCTTGTGCTGTGGTCAACCCAACCCCGCTGGTGAGCAACTTGGCGTAGGTTCGGGTTTCGCTGGAAGATGTCGGGGGCTCAGGTGAAAGAGTCCCATTGGTATAGAGGAGTCCCTGGGTCGGGGCGTAGCCCCTGGCCATTCGCTCTCCATTGCAACAGCCTGTCGTGGAGCTGGTAGCTGGGGTGTGTTCGTTTCCGCAGTCTCGGCATCGCATCAATTGTTCTCCTGTTCTTGGGCTAGTCGTTGAACCAGCCGGTCCTGTATCTTTCAAATAGCTCGTCATCTATGGCTTGGGCGAGGCGCTTTGCCGCTTGGGCGTAGTGATGATGCAGCACACGTTCGTATCTCCCCTGACCTAGCCACCTGAGCCTTCTGCGCTCGGCGAGGGAGACACGGGCCTTGCCGAAGAAACTGGGAGTGCCCTGCCGGGACCACTTTGGGTTCTTAGCCATTCTGTGTCCTTGTCAGTGACTGGGGTCTTGGGTGGGAGCCTCTGAAGGGGCTTTACATAAAGTGTAACACTTCCTTGACGCCGCGCCAGGATATTTTTTCGAGGGCTTGGAGCTTGGGGTCAGCCGGGATGGGCACACTCGTTTTTCCGGGGACGGCTGGCCCCGGCACACTCGTTTTTGAGGGACGGGCCTTGGCACACTCGTTTCTGAGGCCCTGTCCTTGGCACACTCGTTTTTCTAGTGGCACAGGTGAAGGTTCTCAATACGGTTATCCGTCAGCAGGCCATTGATGTGCTCTAGGCTGGCGCCTTTGGGCACTGGGCCGTTGGAGAGTTCCCAGACGATTTCCTGGGGGCGGGCCAACCTCTTTTTCCCCGTGCCCAGGGTCCACCGGATCGGGGAGCTTTGCCCAGAACCTGTCGCTGGCCGGTCGAGGATGGAAGTCCAAGGGTTCTTGCCCTCGAAGAACTTCTCCTGGGACCAGAAGCAGGGGACTCCGGGGCTACCGCCCAAGGCCAGGACACGGAAAGGGAACTCCATGTCCTCTGGGAAGATCGGGTTGGCCAAGTGCGGGAGAAGGTCCGGGGCTTGTGTGCGGTCCAAGTGGCGCGGTGGATTAGGTGTCACTGGCTCGTAATAGGTGCCATAGTCGCTGGCCTGGGTGTCGTAGGTAGGGGGGTTCCGAGTGTCGGGGTTCATAAAGGCTCCTAGGCCCCAAAGGTAATGCCTGGGATCTGGGTGTCAAGTCCTAAATTGACGAATGTTTGAAATATGTGGCGTGGGCCTTGGGCACTTGGTGGCGCTGGGCCTCGGGCACTTGGCCAGCCCTGCTTGGGTTTATGGGAATATGGCCGGGCTGGTTGGCGGGACAAAGACCCGGGGTTCCCCGCTGGCATAGGGGAGCATGTTCGCGGAGAAAGGACGCCTTGGGCGTTTGGTCAGCCCTGCTACGGGCTAGTGGGAGTATGGCCGGGCAGCTGGGCGCGGCCTGCAACTAGTTACACAGAGTGTAAACCCAATTGGAAAATGGGCTCTGAATTTTAATCTGGCCTCTCTGCCCTCGCGGGCCGTGGGCGTGGGTGGCGTGGGGGCTGGTCTTGTGATCCGCGTTGGCATGGATCCTTCCCGCGGCCTTCCTGCTTCTTCGTGTCCGCTAGATTACTTTCTCTTCATTATCGAAAGTGAATTCATAAGCTACTGAACAGACTACACTTGGTTAATGAGCCATCCGGGCAGATCCATAATCATGGCCTAAGCCTGCCCGGCATACGCTCGGATCAATATAGAATGGGCCAGCTTGCCCAAGCTGGCCCATGTTCCCGCATACCTTGTAATACGAGTGCGGGAATCCGCACACTGGCATTTTGAGACAGTGTCTCAACTAGGCAAGATCGTATTGAGACGGTGTCTCAAGATGAAAGTGTAGAAAAAGAATGACACATTCCGTGTCAAGTCCAGTATACAAGAGGCGAGTGTGCGTTTGCC